TCTGCTTTTCAAGTGCTTTGTCCAAGTCCCTTACAATGAAGTTAAGCTTCTCTGCCATGGTCTTGACATTCTCCTTGTTGATTACATCAGTCAGCATGTCCTCAGTGATAGGAAGACCCAGTACTTTGCAAGCCTTGATGATGTTGTCTGTTGTAGTTTTGGCAGTCTCCTCATTGGCACTACCATCTTGGAAAGCCTTGCTTGCCCACTGGAGTTTCTCCAAGGCACTGTGGAGGTCCGTATTGAGCAACTTATGGTTGATTCTACCATTCTGACCAAACAAAGGATGCTCACCAATCTTGAATTGAGAGGTAATGGTATTCATCGCATCTGTGAGGGCAGGGTGGCTGTTTACCACTATACTATGGTACTTTCCATCATCAAGAAGCACAATGCTATATTGCTGGAAGTGCTTCTGGAATACACCATAGAACTGGCTTTGGAAGTCTGTTTCCTTGCCACTCTTGTCAGATAGTCTCTCAATGAGCTGTGATAGCCAAGGGTTCTGCTTCTGCTTGTCAGAGAGTCTCTTTATCATGTCATCAAGTGACATGGCTCCCTGAGTCCATCTCAGGATGCTGTTCACAGATTCCCTAGGATTCACTCTCTCTGCAACTCCCCATTTGCTCATTACCTTGTTACCATCCTTATCAAGAAGGTAGCATTCATGCAATCCCTGTCTTACAAGTGCTGACATGGAGTTGAGGACATCAATGGTTCTAGATTCTATCTGCCAATGCTCCTGCTCATCCTTTTCACCATTCTCCCCAATGACATCAGGGTCATTGGAGTAATCATTGAAGTTACCAAAGTCAACCTTTGACTGCCCAGTGGTGGTGAAGTTGCCCTTGCTGTAGTTCTTCATAATGCCAAAGCCCTCATTCATTGCAAAGACATCCGCTGCCAAGTACATGATGGCATCCCAGTTCTCCGATATAATCTGAGCTTGTATAATGGTATCTGTATCATCGAAGGGTTGAATCTCAGTATCAAACAAACTTTTGGCTCTCTCTATGAGGTTGTTTATGTCAACTGTCTCGACAATCTTCTTTCTGTCTGCTTTCTGGAGGTCAACCTCAGTGCTTATGGTAGGGAACCACTTCTCTGCAAGACCCTTTTCCTTCTGCAAGGAGGTAATCATGTCTGAGAGTTCATTGGCAACAAGCTCTGCTGTATGGCGAATCTCTGTTGCTGAGAGAGGCTTCACCATTGCATCCTCATACTCCTTGCTGGAAAGCAAAGTGTCAATCTGCTTGTTGAGCTTGTCATACTCATCAAGGTTCTTGTCAACAGTCTTTACCTTTGAGGCAGCAAGTTCCTGCTTGTACTCTTTCTCACTGGTTGCTTGTAACACGTTGTCCATTTGGTTGATAATGTTTTGATTTTCCTCTGGTGAGTTCTCCAAGTTGACTTGTGCATCAAGCTCCTTTAAGTAAGGTATCTTCCAAGCAGCATCAACTGGTGTCTCATCATAGAGGTCGTTGAAATATTCATAACTTGGAAGAGACACCTGTTGAGTAGTGCCTTCAGGGAATGAAGGGTTCTCTACAGTAGGTTCTTCCTTTTCTTTGTTTTCTGTATTTGGTTTCAGTTGGTCTAACTGATACTGCTGTGCAGCATCATAACTATCCTTGTCAAAGTGCTTAGGCTCTGCTACCTCATGGTCAACCATGAACACTACTTGTGGATTGCCATGATTCTTTGCAATATCATCATGGTCATACTCCATATTGTAGTCCATAGTTGCAGCAGTATGGAAACCTAAGGTCTTAGAATAGATTTCCTGTAAAGGTTGCTTATCACTTGCATAAGCATCCAAGTGAGTAGCACCTTCCTCTCTTACCATATCTTTAATGGCATAGAGGAACCCACCATTCTCCTTAGGATTTAGAGAGTAAACGCTTACAAGATTTCCATCTGGCTCTACAGCAAAACCTGCAAGACCATCTGAAGTGACAAAGCACTTTGCATCACTATAGTCATCATGTAAATCTACCAACTCACCATTCTTGAGATAAGTTCTTACTATCTCAAAGATGTCATGGAAGAGTTGAGGATTCACATCCCCTATATTAAATGTACTTACTTTGCCATTTTTCTTGGTATGAGTTAAGCTAGTCCTGAGATTATACCAGCCACCATCCCTTGCGGTGTCCAGTTGTCTTCCCAGTAACCCTCCGAGTCTTCTTTTATCATCGTCAGATAGTCTTTCACGCATTCTGGATATTTGCTCCTGAGAAAGCTTTCTGCTTGCTTCTTGAACTCTTCTAAACTCATCTGTTGCTTTGTATTCTCCATTTTGTTTTTTATTTTCAGAACGTGAATTGTTGTTGTTTATTGTATCATCCTTCACATCTTTGTTAGGATGCAAGGGTGAACCTTCCTTCTTGATATGATTGCTGACAATGGTCACAGTATCTGTAGCTCTAGATACACCAACATACTCCAGTTGCTGCTTGACATTGGCAACTTGGTTAGGTTCACTTGATGGTGTAGTATCATCAATGCCAAAGGCACTCATATCAACCTCTATAGCCTTAGTCATCTCTAAATCTGATGAATTGACCATAGTACCATCGCCCATGTCAATAGCTTCCATCTTTGCTAGTGTACCCTTAGGCATATCAGCCCTTGATATATCAACATCATCCATTAGGACATTGGTGAATGTAGAGCCTTGTGACTTATGAACGGTCATGGCATAGCCAAAGTCAATGACTTTACCTATTAAGAGTACCTTCCTGCCATCTTTTCCAAGGGGAGCTTTATCATCCTCAATATCATCATTAATGAAAAGGAAATTATCCAAGGCATTAATCTTTGAGAGGACATCTTTATTGTGAGTTTTCCAATATTTAACCCACAATTGCTTTTTCTCTTCAGCAACAATAGTAGCTGCTTGTCTATTCTGAGGATTGTTCTTAACATCCATATAATTGAATGTATCTATATTTCCCAATGAATCTACAAGTGTAAGAGGCATGGCTTCCATATAGACAGTTACGCCACTGTCAAGTTTCTTTTGGACTTTAATTGGATTGGCAACATTGACCACTTTGTAAGACTCAGAGTTGATGAACCTATAGCTCTTGGTCTTCCATTGGTAACCCCACTGGTTGTAACCCATCATAGGTTCTCCTTTTTGAGGAGTAGGAGAGTCATATCCCAGCAGTTCCCTGACTTGAGTGTTGTAGTTAGCTACAGCCTTGTTGGTATAGGCAAGGATTCTAAAATGGTTAGGATTCTGCTTCAAGCCCTTGATATAATGCTTGACTACCTCATTGATAGCATCTTGATGTTGAGGGGAGATATATGCAACTCCCTCACCCCTGCTATTGAAGGAAGTCTCACCAGACAAAGGCTGACCATTTCTAATGGCAGTAGCCTCCTTTAGAATGGCATTGTCATCAGTTCTTTCAACTTGTGTGAGGGTAATAACTTTACCATCCCCATTTCTGAATACCTTTGATATTTTGTTCTCTTTTACAGGAGGGAGCTGTGCAGGGTCTCCTACATAGATAAGCTTTAAGTTATAAAATTTAGCTGCATCATTGAGAAGCTTATAATTATTCTCTCCAATCATGGATGCTTCATCTATAATAACGATGTCTCCATACTGAATTTCATTGTCATCTTTAAGCTTATTCACAACATCCCTTGCATTGAATACCTTACTATCTTGGTTTAACTCTACTCCAATACCAAAGACTTTATTAAGAGTTTTAGCTTCAAAACCAGATTTTGAAACTTTTTCCTTAAGTACAGCAGCAGCCTTATTGGTAGATGCACAGAACTTAACAGGTTTATGTTGTTTCTGACATTTCCTAGCAATCATTTCCATAATAGAAGTCTTGCCAGTACCAGCATAGCCACTCAAGGTCATTGAGGTTTCATTTGACTTGATGAAGGCATCCATTGCATTCAAGGCATCAATCTGCTGTGCATTAGGCTTGAAAGGAGCTTTCACCTTAGTACCATCAGCAAATGTGAAGTCCTGAGGCACAGCCTTGCCACTATGCTTCTTTTCTTCCTCAATACCATTCACAAGGTCATAGTCAGCACTCTCTTGCTTGATGATGGATAACTCATTTTTCAAATCCTTGCCAGAGAGACTACTGATGAAGTCCTTGGCATTTCTAGGGGAAAGAGACTGAGGAGTTGCTTGAAACTTAGCGAAGCAATCAATGACAGCCAAAGTCCCATCTAGCTGCTTGATTACATTCTCTGGTCTAATATCTGTAACTATATAATTATCCTTTGAATATTCAGCGTTGATTCCCTTGCCTTTAGTTAAAGTAAACCCAAGGCTAGTCATATAGTTCTCAATCTCTTGGAGAGTAGGATAAGTTCCGCTGTCATCAATAAGAGGTTGTTCTACTATAAGACTTACTCCCTTATCAGAAGTCCCCACTTTCTTGAGAGTCATGGCAGTTGAAGGGAAAGCCATGTTATGAATGACAATCCTATCAAGCAATGCTTTGATATTCTGGTAATGGTTAGGGGTAATACTCTTGATTACAGTATTGTTAGCAGGATTCACCCATACCTTAGCTTCTGTACCTTGCAACTCACTGTCACCAAACTCTTCATCATAGTAATCATTTGGCTCAACAATTAATTGCTTGTTGCTTTTAGCCCAGGATATTAGGTCTTTCTGCTGCTTTAGAGCTTCTTCATGGCTTCTCTCTCGTAGGCTCTGGCTCCTAGTTGTCTTTCCCTCATTTTCTTCATTAGCTGGATGTTCTTCTCCTTGTTGAAGTTGCTTATAGGCTTCTCTGAAGAGTTGTCCTGCTGATTTAATTGTTGTGTCATATTGTGAATTGTTTTTATTTTCTAAACGATTGTCTTCCTTGTTTATTGTATTCTTGCTTACATAATCATTTACCTTTGACTTCAAGGTATCATCAGAAAGAGAGTTGAACTCCCATTCTTTAGCATCATAGCCTTGTCTCAAAGTATTCTTGACACCATTATATCTCATGTAGGTGTCAAGGTCAAAGGAATCAAGAGCCTTGTCAAGGGCATTCATTGACCTTTGGTAGTAGGTGTTTGAAGTATGGAGACCAAGCAGTGACTTGAAGGCATCAAGTACCCTTGACCAAAAAGACTTCTTCCCTTTGTTCTTCTTGTTAATCTCCTTAATCTTATTTCTGAATACAGGATTGCCAAGCTCTGCAACAAACTCATTCACATCCACAATACCTCTCTCACCCTTTAGGACAAGATTGCCCTTGAGGTCTTGATAGAGTGAGTTCATCTCAGTTCTGAATGCTTGCAAAGCCTCTGGTCTCTTCCAGTTAGTTGTCTGCTCTGACAGGGCATACATTGACAGGGCATGAAGAACCTCATGCAAGAGGATAGGAGCCTTCTTGTCATTCATAATGTCCTTCTCCAAGAAAGACTTCTTGAAGGTAATGCTATTGTCATTGGTGTACCTGCCTACATTGCCAAAGGGAAGAGTCTCACCAAAGGTGATGTTGATACCTAAGTCCTTGGCAATGTCAAACACTCTGTTTGCCAAGTCCTTTGTAGTCCTGTCAGCATTGAACCTGTTGTATAGTTCCAGAACCTTGTCAATGCCATAGGAATAGTTCTCCTTGATGTCAAGGTCAAGTGTCTTGGCATCCTTAGGATTCATGTTGTCCTCTCCTTGTAGGAAGTCTGCCTTCTCATACTTAGCATTCTTCACAGATCTCTTCACAGAAAGCACAAAGTTACCCTTAGCATTCCTGTAATGGACAATAGCTTCCCCAGGGAAGAACTTCATAGCTTCCCTCTTAGCTCCTTCCAAGGCTCTCATTGAATGATATTCCAGAGGAGAGTTGTATCTCAACTCCCATAGCTTCCTTACATTCTTGCCATCCTCTTGGTAATGGGTGTTACCAAGCTGTGCCTGTATGTAAATGTCTGTAGGGAAGAGAGTTTCATTCCCTGTCTGTAACCAATACTTATGAGTAATAAGCTCAAGCTTGTTGATGTCCACATTGTTTCTTGTGGCTAAGTCCTTGAACTCCTTACTGCTTCTATTTACACATCCCATAAATTATTTGTTATTTAATTTCTGAGGCAAAGATAAGAAATTAATCAGCAACTTCGCATAAATTAACCAATATCTTTATATTATTTAAAGGGTTTCTTAGTAAAAGATAAGGGAGAGTATAGTATATGCACTATCCCTCCCTTATTGTTATTTACGTGGCAGTATCTTCTTATCTACCCAATCTGCTGCCTTTCTTAGCATCTTCTGTAGCTCCTTTCTCTCAGCAGGAGTCATTCTTGCTCCCTCAATGGCAGCACAAGAGTCACATTCCATCCACATGCTGTCAAGCTTGTTTCTCACTCCCACTATCCACTTATGTCTAATCATAATCTCTTCACTTTAGTTTAACCGATGTTACAACATATCTCCTCAATCTCTTCATAGCAGTCCATGTCACTTAGCATGTCTGCTAAGAATGATGCCTTAGCCTTCCAGTACTCCAAGTCTGAGATGTATTCCTTCATTGATATGATGTCATCAATGTACTCAGGATTGTCCTTAACATACTTCTCATACTCATTAAGCCTTGTCTTGGATTTGCTGATGTCTTCCTCAAAGTCTGACAGCACAGAGGCAACACTCTCACTGGTAAGTGTGGTATATTCCCTGTCACTTCCACAATATGTAGGATGGACATTCTCATCAAAGTACTGATATATCTCAGTGTTCCTGCTATATGAAGCTAGAATGATATGCTTCTTCTTTTCCTTCCCACTCTTCCTCTTGGGAACAATGAAGAATGATAAATAACTACTCATATTATAAGTTCTTTCCTAGTTTATCCTTGATTAACTCATGTGCTATGGTTGCCACTTGCAAGGCATTAGGATGTACTTTACCTGTATCTTCTCTATATCTCAACCCAAAGAAATGCTTCCAGTCATCCTCAAAGGCAGTATATACTACCTCTGTTGCTGTAGAGAGAGGAAGTACTTCCCTTGCTTGCTGAGGTTTCCATCCTCTTTTAATCATGTTCATATAGAAGTATTCTGCATTCATTAGGAAGTTCACTAGTTCCCTGTCAGCAGGATTACATTCAAGATAACCATCAGGATAACTCTCAACAGAATAACTTCCTACAGGCAACTCACTCCAAGCAGGCTTTACAAATGTAACTTCACTGCCAAACTTCTCCTTGCTATAGTTGCAGTAGCGAGTGCTTTGTTCTGCCACACTATTCACTCTGTGACGATTAAATTCCCTTGATACTCCAATGGAAGTAATGAACTTCAAGCAGATTCTCTTGGCATGATGCTCTGTAGGCTCACATCTGTAAGAACTTAGCTCCAGTGCATTTTTTTCTACAAGTACCCTTAGATTGGTAGTCACATAGTTCATGTCTGTAGCCTTGCTATATACTATCTTTGAATAGGGGCTTAATGCAACTTTCCAGAACAAAGGATTATTGTCCTCTGGAGTTATTTGCATATAAACAGTACCATGTTCCAACATAGCTAGGTGCCCACTGTCAATCATTCTTTGAACAAAAGGCTTTGCACTACCTTCTGTAATGTGGTCTTCACTCTTATAGCAGGTGCGCCCAACTCGCTCAATTTGCTTATATATACCTTCAATACCTGCCTCTTGGATAATAAGCTCTACACTTGGATTAATCAGTTTCATTTCTTCTTATTTTGCTTATTAATGTAACTTTGATAACCTCTTGATGCCCTATATCCTTTCTTTATTGCCTCTGACAGTCTCATAGGAATAGTAGCAGTCTTGGTTCTCTTAGGATAATATTGCCTTCCAGACTTTGATACAAATACTATAAAGCAAGAAGTAATGCTCTTGCCGTAAGGAGCATCACCATTGTCTTGGTTTCCACCAACATAGTGCCCATCCTCATCACAGAAATCCCCTGTGTTTGCATCTATGTAGTAACCTGGATATTTGTCACTCTCATAGATTTCTCTTCCATCTTCCAAATACATAACTGCTTGGTTTTAAATTGTTACTTACTAAAGTTGACTTGCCCAAAGAGCTGTTGGAACAATGTCTGTTCCATGTAGGAGATAGGACTCTCAACATGGTTTCTCTCCTTGAAATCCTTGGAGACACCTATCATCCTGCCAGTTCTGAAAGGATTGCTTCCTTTCTCTCCATCCTTTACCTCAATGAACAGGCATCCACCTTTGTCTATCACTCCTTGACACTGGTCACAAAGACCTTGGTAAATGTCCCTAGGAGCTTCCTCATCTCCCTTTAGCTTGCCCAATAGTGCAACCCCATAATCCTTGCCACAGCATACACAGTGCAGGACTGATGGGTTGACACCATGCTTAGGGCTTAGTTTAATGCTTTTCTTTGTCATATCAATTTTCCTTTACTACATCCAAGTCATCGACAACCCAATTCCTAGAGGCATTGAGGATAGAGAGATAGTGAGCCATTTCCTTCTTGGCTTCCCTTTTCCCATTGTCTGCCACATAGGTCAGGTTTATCTCATCTCTCAGTTTCTCTATCTTCTCCCAGCAGAGCTTTTGCAACTCTTCCAGTAGGGTAGGGATGCCAATAGCTTTGCCATCTCCCTTGAACTCTTGGATGAAATTGGTATTGTCAAAGCCACTCACATCCTCAGATGTCTCATAGTTCTCTACCCATACAGGCATAGTCTTGCTCATGCAATAACATACAGAGCAATCCACCTCTATAGGTTTGTTATCTTCCTTATTCCAAGGAGCCTCCCTTAGTTGGGCTTGTGTCAACATTGGATAATTATCTTTCATATTCATTCCTTGTTAAGTATATGCTACTATTGTATAGTTCTCCAAGTCATCAGGGATTGACTGCAAGGCACTCAGATAACCCTTGACTCCCTTCAACAATTGGTCATAGCTACCCCAACCATTCTCAGGATTGAACTGCTTAAAGTACTCAGGCTTTTGCAGGAGCTTCTTGTAGCATTCCATGAGGTCTGTAATGTACCCCAATGTAGGCTTGGTTATGCCTAGGTTCTCCTCTGGATGCCACATGAGGTCATACAGTGACAACTCTCCTGTCACCTTGGTGGAGCAACTTCCCAAGACAGTGCATTTGCCTGCCATCTCTGTGAGGTTGTGAGTGAGGTTTAGGTGAAAGTATTCATCATCCTCATAGGTGGTCTCATTAATCTCATCAGGATTGGCATCAGGAAAGTAAGTCAATACCTCCTGCTTGGTTGCAAGTTCCCTTGTCTCACCATCCTTTCTGATGTAAACTCCAGTGCCTCTGTGAAGCACAGGAGTCTTGCTCTCAATATATAATCCTAGGCTCATTGTTTCTCCTTGTTTAAGTCTATGTACTTCTGGTTATACCAAATGGCTTTCTCCTTGTCTTGAATATTGGTACCCTTGCTGTTTGCTCTCCATTGGTACTTGAAGGCATTAAGCTCACAGAAGGCAGATACCTTTTCCTTGCCAAAGACATCGAGCATTACATCAATGCACTCATATTTATTGCCTTGGTAATAGGAAGGATGGTTGACCATTTCCTCCTTAGGCTCTTCCTTTGCAGGAACAGAGGCATTGGTGTAGTTCTGTATCTTTCTTAATTCATTCAATTCCTTAAATGCTTGGTTCAACTTCCCAAGAAGTTCCTTTGTATTTATCTCACCTATGGCAACCCCATGCCTAGTACTGCATAAGTCCAAGGTGGCATGGATATAACCCAAGCACTCTTCTATCTTATCTAAATGTTCCATATCAATACTTATATAATGCACCTTTACGGATTGCCTCCCCTATGAAAGACTCCATCAACTTATCATGCAAGATGAGTTCCTCTGAGTCATCAACCTCATTGAGAACCCAATAGTCACCTTGCTCATTGCGGTATATGTTCTTGGAGCTTTTCAAGCCAAAGTTAAGCATGACAAAGCATCCTAGGGGATATTCCGAGTTTCTCTTGCTGAGTAGCTTATCAAGCTCCTTCTGAGACTCTATTCTCTGTGGTTGTTTCTTCATTGTCATCATCTACTAAATATGTATAATTCACCTCCTTCAGTCCATCAATCTGCATGTCATAGCCCTGTTGGACTATCTCCCTTGCATTGTTCATTGCCTCTGATATGTTGTCTGCCCATAGCAATACCTTGTACTTGATGGACTTCTCACTGCCATCATCCTGATGGATGGTGTCCTTGAGGGTAACAATGAAGGTAGCATCACCTTGATATTGTGTGACAATCTCCTTTACTATGGATTGTCTCAAGCTTACAATCTCAAAGTCCTCGACAATGCCTTCCCTCTTATGTCCTTCAAGCAAGGTCATCACTGCATACTCAGCTTCTGCAAACACCTCCTTGTCAAGGATGAATGTCTCCAGTTTCTTCCTTACCTTGTCATCTATCTTCCAAGATACCCTTGTCTTTACCTCTATCAGCATAATCTCTTTAGTTTAAAGTTATTTACTTACAGCATGGCGGCAACCTTAATGTAGCCTTTCCTTGTCTCCTCCAACTTGGCAAGAATCTCCTTCTGAGTCCAAGCATCATCCACAGGGATGAGAGGAGTGCCATTGTAGGCTATGTAAATCTTGTCATCAAAGTCATCCAAGCAGATGCAGTCATGTGCCTTAATCCATTCCATCATTCTCATTGATTTTATTGTTGTTTACTATCCTATAGTCATCTGACTGCTCATAGGGAACTCCCTCCTTGTAGTTAGGACTCCAAGGATATGACTTCCTCATGGCTATCCTCAAGGTCTCTATGTCTGAGAGCTTCTTCCTTATGGCAGCAACTGCATTGTTGCACCTGAGATTCTGCAAATTGACATCCTCAGCCTTCTTTCTTTGGTCAAAGATGTCTGAGTAAGCAGCCATCAGCACCAAGTCCTGCCAAGTGTCTGTTATCTCCTGTAGGTTATAGACATGGAATAGCTCAGTGACATCCTTGCCCATGATGACTCTTAGGTCATTGCAGCACTGTCTATAAGTTACAGTCGCAATCCTAAGCATCTTGAGTATGTAGCACAGGGCAGAGAGGCATTCTATGTGATTCCACTTGGCATTCCTGAAGGAGATGTAGATAGCCCTGTGAAGCTCCTCTTTCTCATCCTCCAGCAACTCATCAATGTTGTCACCAAGGATGTTCATGTACCTTACATTCTGTGCATTCACATCCATCAGTATTCTAGGCAGCTTGTCAAGCTGATTGCCTATCTTGTTGATGGCTTGCTTTGTCTCATGCCTGTAGAACTTCTTTTCCTTCTTGATGTCCTCGATGTAATCAAAGTAGGCATACCTTGCCATGGTGATTGCAGGCAGGCAACAATACTGGAAGTATCTCCAGATGTCTATTAGTTCATCTTCTGTTAGTTTCATAAGTTATAGTTTAGTGAATCCAGTGTGTTCCTACAGAAGCTTCTGCTGGAATAGGTAAAGACTTACAATACTTTGCAGCTGCTTTCTCCATAGTAGTTTCTAGAATCTTAGGAAAATTTTCTACACTCTTAGGGTAGTCACAACATATTTCATCATGGACACTGGCACATATATGAATGATGCCAAAGTAGTTATTTTCTACAATCCACTTGAATAGCCAAGTCATAGCTGTCTTCATAATGATTGCTCCAGTTCCTTGTGTTACACTGTTGCGTGCTAACCTATCATACTTCCCTGCTGCTTGGAAGTGTTGCCTTACCTCTAGAGCTACGCTATCTCCTGTACCTTTATGATGCAATCTATAATCTTCCCAGAACTCTTGTGTAAATGACTTTTGTCTTTCCTTCCATTTGTCCCAATCCCACCAATACATCTTATGTCCTGTGATAGGATTAATGAGAATATATCCATGGGATCTTACAAATTGAGCACCCTTCTTTGCAAAGGTTGACACACCAGAAAAACCTTTTTCTAACTTGTCAATGACCTCTTGGGCTTCCTCTACAGTACTTCCTGCCGTCTGTGCTAGGGTTGGAGCAGCAGCCCCGAACATCCAGCCAAACTCATAACCCTTGACTTTCTTTCTCCACTTTGGAGCTAGTTTCTTGACATCAGCTACACTCTTGCACCCACATTCCTCACATTCTTTTCTATATACAATCCATGCAAACATGGAATGTGTGTCACCAGAACCTTCTGTAAATTCCTTCAAGAACTCCCTGTCTTGATAAATGTCTGCACCTAGTCTTGACTCTTCTGCTGAGAAGTCTGCACTAACAAAGTTATATCCATCAGGAGCAACAAAAGCTCCTCTAGTTGCATCATCAGCAGGTAATTGTTGAATGTTTGGGTATTTGCAATTCTTAGGAGCAATACCCTTGAGCTTTGCCAAGTCATTGTTAGGCTGGTTACTACCACAGGAAAGCCTCCCTGATGCAGCACCTAGCTGCTTAAAGACTGTATGGATTCTTCCTGTGTTAGGATTAATAGCATCTAGATGACCTTGACCAAAAGATGAAACTACCTTGGCATGTTCCTGATAGTCAAAGTAAAGCTTCAGGAACTCATCATTAATTCCTTTTTGTGTTGCCAAGTGCTTTTCAAGAACACTATCTTTGTCCTCACCAGTCTTTTTGTCTTTTACAGATGTATCAAAGCCTAGAATCTTTGCTACCTTGATGACTTGCTGAGAAGAAGACCAGTTGATAATAACCTTAGGAGTCAAGTCAAAGCCACTCCATAGGTCTCCTTGTCTATCAACATAGGTGAACTGTTTCAATGGGGGAGTTTTAACGATAAAATCATTTAGTGCTTTGATTGCAGACTCCAGTCTTTCCCTATCATCTCTCATTTTCTCTTTCCATTTGGCAACATCAAGTTTAATACCACACCATTCCATATAGGCAATAGAAGGCACAAAGTCACATTCAACCTTTGCACCTGCCAAGCATCCTTTGGCTTTGCAATCAGCTACTTGTGACCACATGATGTCCTCTAGATATAGTACATCACCTGCTGCATACTTGATAACCTTAGTGTCCAAACCTCTCCAAATGATTTCACCCCTGACAGTCTTGTCTATATTGATACCAAGCCTTCTCCATGCAGTCTCTTTCAAACTGAAAGATACTTGTCCTGATGGATAGCCCATGTAAAGCATCTGTTCTGTCACCATAGTATCATATATTTGCAAAGGTATAATACTATAGTTATATAAGAACTGTAAGTCAAACTTTAGGTTATGACCTATTATGAGTTTTGTCTCTAATATATCCTTGTATTTCCTAATGTCTATAGTACTACAATCTACTACAATTTGTGCATTAGCTTTCTTATTGCCAAATTGAGCACATAATAAGTGATTTACATGGGCATCCCTTCCGTCAGTTTCTGTATCAAATTGGACTTTTTTCCAAGATTCCATCATACTCAAGGACTTTCTTACATCTATAAGGACATAAGAATCATCATTAAATATAGTAGGATTTCTAGTTACAAGGTATATCATTCCTTACTGTAAGCTATGTATTTATCAAAATCAAGCACATAATTGAAGGCATTGAAGAAGTTTGTTCCTAGAATGCCATGTACTGTAACTCCTGTCTCTTGCTTCAACAACCCCAAGGTCTTACTCAAGTCCTGTATGAGACATGGTATCTTATAGTGCTTGTTCTTATAAGACACCTTCACACTGCATGTCTTGCATTCTGTTGCATTTCCCTCGATGCCTCTGTTGTTCACCACAGTGTCCAGCTTCTCATGCTCCAAGTTCTTTAGATACTGGTTGTCTATGGTGCAGCAAGTGGCACCTGTGTCAAGGATGAAGTTAATCTTCTTGTCTCCTTGGTATAGTGTAACCACAGGAGCATCAGCCAAGTCCATGCTATTCTGAAAGGACATGGCATCAGGATGAATGTCCAATAACCTATGTAATATCTTTTTAATCATATCTTTACTTTAAAGTTAATTTACTTGAGCAACCCTTGATGCCAATGTTAATATCCAACTCATCATCAACAATCATGTAGCAGGTGTTGCTCATGCTATATCCCATGTTGGTGAGGATGTCATCACCATCCAGTTCCTCATATTCCTTGGGAACATCCTTGATTATCACTTCACCAACACTATAGTCTAGGATTGCTATTATCATACTTTTACTATTTAGTTCTATACTTGTCAGAGCCAGTGCCAATGCCTCCTCTATTCTCTCCTTCAAGTGAATCTACCTTCACAAGCTCAATCTTTGAGGAGAATAGCCACTTGAGCTTCTGCCACATGGTAGCTTTCTGTGATAGCTGTATTCTGAACTGACAGATAGGAGTACCTTTAGGGATGGTAATATTTCTTGTAGCTATTACTGGCATCTTCCACACATCATCATTTCCACAGAAACTACCATCAATTTCCCCTACAGAGTTGGTCTGAATGATTCCCCATTTCTTGAATGTAGAGCTTCTTGGCATGAGCTTTGCCTCATAACCATCAGGAATTTTCATAGCCACACCAAGGTCAAGGAGACCATAGGTAAACACTACATCCCTAAATCTGTCAATTTTCTTTTCCTCATCATTCTTCTGCTTGTGAAGCATCTTTGCATGAGGACACTTGAATGTATATTCCTCAGAGGTAACTAAGTCAATGCAGTCACCCACCTTAATAATCTCAGGCATACAGCCTTCAGTCTTTTCTAATATCTTAATCTTCATTTGTTTTGTT